AAATGGATTAACAAAATCTTTCGTTGAACATGGTTATGTGATTGGTCTTGCCTCTGTTCGTGCCGACATTGTCTATCAACAACAAATGCGCAAAATGTGGTCTCGTCGTACTCGTTACGAATATTATGACCCCATCTTCGCCCACTTGGGAGAACAAGCTATTCTTGTCAAAGAGGCTTTTTTCGATACTTCTATTTCTGACCCTTCATTTGTCTGGGGTTATCAAGAGCGATGGGCTGAATATCGTTACATGAATTCTATGGTGACGGACAAATTTCGTTCCAATGCTTCTGGCACACTTCAAGCATGGCATCTTGCCCTTAACCCGGCTGGTGACCCTCCTACACTTGATGCTGAATGGATTCAAGACAACCCACCTATTGACCGTGTCATTGCTATCCCTACCGAGCCGCATATTCTATTCGATTCGTTTTTCGAAATGACTCATGCTCGGCCTATTCCTGTTTACTCTGTTCCCGGGCTGCGTAGACTCTAATGGAGCCTGTAACTACTGCTGCGGCCGCTTCGGCGGCCTCTCCTTATATCGCCGGTGGTATTGCTGCTGCCGGTGCCTTGGGCGGCTCTATGCTGTCCTCTGCTTTTAATTGGTCGTCTGCTAATAAGCAAATGGCTTTTCAAGAAAGGATGGCTGGAAGTGCCTATCAACGTACAATGGAGGACCTTCGTAAAGCAGGCCTTAACCCTATGCTCGCGGCAAAACTTGGAGGTGCTGCTGTTCCTCCTGGTGCTGGTGCTTCTGCAGGTTCTGACCCTGGACTTGGTCAAGCGGTTCATTCGGCTTTAGCGGCTGCGAATATCCGCAATGTTGAGGCCAATACTCGAAAGGCAAATGCCGAAGCTGGTCTTCAAGAGATCAACTATATGGATACGGCTTCCCTTGAAGCTGACCGTATTATGGCAAAGCGCAGTGCTTATATGCAAGTTGGTGCGGAGCTTCAAAAGACCTATTCTCAGCGCGATTTGACTGACTGGCAGCGTCATGCTATTAAGGACCAAATCGAGCACTATCAGGCTCAAATAAAGCTCCTTGATGAGCAAGCCCGTAAAGTTCGCTGGGATACGTGGCATTCTGCTCAGCTCAAACACAAGTCCTCTCAAGAATCGCAATTCTGGCAGGGGTGGGGTGGTGATTTAGCTCCTTACTTGCAAAATCTTGGCCCTAGTGCTAAGTCTGCTGCTGATGTTATTGAACGAGGCCTCGAAATCCGTGGCCGTAACCGTCGAAGGGTAAGGAGGTGATTAACATGCGTGGACGTCCTATGGGACGTAGGGAGGCAAATCGCCGATGGAAAAACGGAGGGACCATCAAACAAAAGAACCTCTATGCGTCCGTGATGCGCGGCGGATATCGTATCTAGCCCGTATGTTTGGAGTAACCGTAACCGGGAAGGGGCGTAACATTCGTGTTACGTCCTTTTTTTAATTATGTCGTGCACCTCACCGATTACAATGTATCGTTTAAAGTCTGGTCGTCAGCCAAATGGAAAATGGCCTCTTACAACCGACCAAAAACAAGGTGATCCAGAAATCGACCCTGTTAAAGTGCCTTGTGGTAGATGTCTTTCTTGTCGGCTAAAGCGTTCTCAAGAGTGGGCCACACGCTGTATGGTTGAGGCTCGTTATCATGATGAAAATTGTTTTATTACTCTCACTTATAGACCTGAAGAGTTAATAGAGGGCAAGTATGCTCCTACTCTTTATCCAAAGCATTTAACTGACTTCTGGAAGCGTTTAAGAAAGGAATTATCCAAAGATGGAAAACTTATCCGATATTTCGCTTGCGGTGAATATGGTGGTCAATCTCGTCGCCCTCACTATCACGCCTGTTTGTTTGGCTTTGATTTCAAAGATAAAGTCTATCACAGTACCAAAATGGGCAATACTCTTTATGCTAGTCGCATGCTCAATGATATATGGAGCCATGGTAATTGCACTGTTGGCGCTTTTAGTTTTGAAACTGCTGCGTATGTCGCCCGCTACATAGTAGGAAAGCAATTAGGCGCAACCCGTGACTTTTATACAGACATGGGTATTGAACCCGAATTCGTTCGTATGTCTAGGCGTCCTGGTATTGGTACTAATTTTTATAATGAGTTTAGTAGTCAATTAGCTAGTCAAGATGAAATGTTTATTCGTCCTGGTGTTGTCGCTCAGCCTCCTAAATTTTTTCTGAATAAGATTGAAAAGGATAACCCTGATGCATTCGCTAAAATCAAAACTGATCGTCTTAATGCTGCTTTATCTATTCCTGGTTCTGAGACTCGTTGGAAGCGACTTCTAGATAAAGCTCTTATCCGCCGTATTCGTTCCGGCGAAATTCAAAGGGACTCTATTTAAATTTTACCATTATTTTACCTATTCTGTGTTGTTTTACCCCCCCCTATTCTGTGTTATATTATGCCTATGTCAAAAGGAAACTTTTTTAACCTACCTAATCAAATCTTTTTTGGTACATGCTGTTCGTACCTTAAAAGTCCTCACGCTCTTTTGCGTGGTATATTATCTGGTCGTTATCTCTATCGCTGTCGTATTGATGGTGTCTCTATTTATTCCGATCGTGCTTCAAATCATCCTGGCGGTTTTTATCACGCCTGGGCTAATGCTCCTCTTCCTCGCAATGCTGTTATTTCAAGCTCTAAATGACTGTTTACAACGCTTCGCGGAGCGGGCCGGAGAGCCCGCGGAGCGCAATTCATCCCCGCGGGTGAGCTTACTTCCCTGTTTGCTCGTTACGCGTATTCCGGCTTCTGAAAGGCTCTTTATGCAAAAGAAACTTTATTCGGTCTTCGATAAGAAAGCCAACACTTTTGGTAGTCCTACGCCTGCTGCAAGTACGGCTGAAATGATGCGTGCTTTTGTTTCGCATCTTGCCAATCCCAAAATGGCGACTTCACCTATGGTCCAATTTCCTGGTGATTATGCCCTTTATCTGTGCGGTACTTTTTATGAAGGTGACGGCACTATCGACCCTCTCGTCCCTCCTCAACATGTTGAGGAGTTCACCAATCTTTCGCTTCAAGCAAAGGAGCTTAATCGTGTCCAAGAAAATTGAACCTCTCAAAACCAAGTTGCATCTTGGTAGGTCTCGCGTTGGCGTACCTGTGAGCCTCGCTAAGGTCAAGCAAGACGCTGCTCAGTCTTGCGATATCAATCACATTGTTGCTCAAGCGAAGCGCGGCTCAAGCCCTCTCGGTACTATGCCAATGGTCAATCGACCATCCAATGGTCTCCAACCTCGTTTTGTCGAATATCCTGTAAACGACTATCAGGAAATGGTCAATTATGTCCATGATATCCGCGAAAGTTTCAAGCGGCTTCCTGCTCGTACCCGTGCCCGCTTCGGCAATGACCCTGGCCAAGTGGTCCGCTTCTGCGAAAACCCGGAAAATCGCTCTGAGGCCGTCCGTCTCGGTCTAATGGGTTGCCCAGAAGGCCAATATCTTGCCAAGGACGGAAATCTCTACCCCTATGGCCAAGGCCCTAGAAAGGCTTCTAAAGCCGATTCCGAGGATAAGGATAAATCCGATTCCGAAGGGTCAAAGAAAGGTCAGAACACGCCCTCCTCTTGATGTAAGTGTTCTGACTGACACCAAGGTCCCCGCAGAGGGGGTAGGGCCTAGACGAGCTGGCCCGCCTTGGTTGTCTGGAAGGGGTCCTTAACGGGGCCCCTTCTTTTTTGCTATCCTTTTACATACCTAGCAGGAATTCGCCTGTTAGGGTAAAAGAGGTAACAATGCAACTGCCTTCCATCATGACCCATGATTTTTCTCGTATTCCTTCGCAGCCGCTGCCTCGGTCTTCGTTTGACCGTTCTTGTCGTCGGATGCCTACTTTCGATGCTGACTATCTCATACCTATTTATGTCGAGGAAGTTTTGCCGGGTGATACGGTTAGTATGGATGCCATCTTTTTTGGTCGTCTTGCAACCATGTTGTATCCCTGCATGGATAATCTGTTTATCGATTCTTTTTGGTTTTTTACTCCTAATCGTCTTGTATGGAATAACTGGGAAAAGTTTAACGGTGCACAGGATGATCCCGATGAGGACATCACTGATTTGCTTATTCCTAACATTGCCGGTTCTGAGGCTACGACATGGGAAGCTTTTACACTGGGAGATTACTTCGGTATTCCTACTTATGTTAATTGGGGTACTGGTAGTGTATCTAAGATTAACGCTCTGCCATTTCGCATTTATAATGCGATTTTTAATGCGTGGTTTCTTGACCAGAATAGCCAAGATAAATTGGTTGTAGACCGTGATGACGGTCCCGATGATATCGACGATTATGTTGTTGTGAAGCGTGGTA